AGGGGATAAACCCATCTCGATTTCCTCTCAAGGGGGTGTACACCTCCGATATTCCTCTTTTAAGGGGGTTACTTCTTTAAATTACTCTTCTAGCTTCATCCCTCTACGCTTGTCTTTATAGGATAGCTTTGGCGGGGTTGCTGCTTCGGGGGTTATATCGATATATTGGCTATCTTCTGGGGGTTTCGTTCCTCCTCCTAAACTTATGATGTTGATACTTTCCCCGTTTGTGGTCACGTCTAATTTATCTCCATACATTTTAGGGACGGCTTTAGCAAGGTAGAATGTCATTTTATCAGTAATAAGACGATCGCGGGCTACGGCTGTTAAGGTGTCCTTCTCGTGTTGGTTGCCTCTGGCTGTTGTGAGTAGATCGTCGAAGAGTTGGTGCGCTTTGATTGCTCTCGCCTTCATATACATTTTATCCAGTATCGGATCGTCTACCATCCAATAGTAGAAGGTTAGGACCGATATGTATGGCTGGTCCTTCAGGATTTTTTGTATCTCTTCACCATCTACAAACCTTTCCAGTATGTAGGCTGTAATTGCCTCCTTTTGCTCCTGCGGTGGTTTTACTCCCTTTTGCACGGGGTAAAGATGCTCTTTGTTTACTGTTGTTAGTTCCATAGATTTTATCTATTGTTTTGACAAAGATATAAAAAAAACTTATGCGCGTAATGTTTTAATGTGTGTTAAAATTGTGTACCTGCACCATAATGCATATAATAGACAATTCTTATACTACAATAGATTTTATTTATTATAGATAAACTTTATAGCACTATAGTTTTTCTTTATAGTAGTAAAAGTATTGTTAAATTATACTTCTTTAATATATATCTTTTTTTATAAATAAATATAACTATATGTTATAATAGGTTGCTATTGTTACGATTTTTGTTGATTGTTACATTTGTAACATAGATGTTATAAATATCACAAAATAGGTAGTAAGATTGTTATATCTGTAACAAAATAGGGGTTGTATGTTACAAAAAAACGTGTATTAACTTGTGTTGTGTTGTATCTTTGAGTAAGCAAATAAGGAAACGAATCTTTATTATAAAAACAAACATTATGAAAACATCAAACACAATCCAGGGTACAATTTTAGTAGTATTTTCAATCATCTTAATACTTGTATTAAGTTTTGGTAATATGAATATATAGGCAAAATTTCAACATCAAAACAAACAAATAAAACAACAATTAAAATTTATCATTATGAACGCAACAGCAACAACAACAGCAAAAATTTTCTTAACTGATTATGCAAGTTATAACAACGGCAGCCAATTTGAGTTTGGTCATTGGGTTGAATTATCTGATTTTTCAGATGCTGAAGAATTGAACGATTATATTATTAATCACTTTGAAGAATGCGACAAAGAAAGTCCGTTAGATAGTCCGAGAGAAGAAATTATGATAACAGACTTTGAAGGTTTTCCCGAAGAGTTTTACAGCGAATCCGGCTGCAACTTTGAAAAGATTTTTAAATACATTGAATTGGATTTTGAAAATTTAAGTGATGGCGAAAAATTGGGCTTATGGAATGAGTATTGCAGCGAAGAAAGAAGCGACGACGAAATATGGGACAACGACGAAGAATTTTTTAATATATTTTTCGATGGCAAAGTATTAGAAGCCGTTAGGGCTGTTTCTTATGGTCAATATAATTATTGTGATGATTATGTAAGGTTTAACGGTTACGGTAATTTAGAAAGTTTTAACAATGTGATGGATCATATTGACGAATCCGAATTACTTAACTGGATGATGGAAAACAAATAAAAAACGTCATTCCATTCCCTTGTAAGTTTAAAGACTTTTTATCTTCATTCGGTTGAGACTTGGGAACTAAAAACAAATATTAATTTAATCTTTATTTATTATGAAAACTATTGAAATTTCACTTTACAAATTTGACGAATTAAGCGAAGCAGCTCAACAAATTGCAATTAATAACGAACGTGAAAATGTTGATGTAGATTATATTTATGACGATGCATACAATACTGTAAAAGCATTTAACAACATTTTTGGAACTTCTGAAGGTAGAAATTCCTGGCTTGATGTTGATACTTCAAATTTTGACGATGCAATTTTAGAATTAAAAGGTTTTAGACTTCAAAAATACCTTTGGAATAATTTTAAAGATACTTTGTATAAAAGAAAATATTTGAAACACGGAGAATTGGCAGCAGCTAAAAAACCGTTTCATAAAATGAAAAAACAAACTGAAATAACAAATAATTGCCCGAATAAAGGTAAAATTTCAGTTTCTTATTATTCCAATATTCAAAAGGAATCCAAAAATTGCAATTTAACTGGCGTTTGTTATGACGAAGATATTTTAGATCCTATTTATGATTTTTTGGCAAAACGTGATTTTTCAAATTGTACGATTGATTTTGAAAGTTTAATAAATGACTGTTTTTATGAACTAAAAAAATCAATCGAAGACGAAGTAGAATATAGAAATAGTGACGAAGCAATAAGCGAAGACTTAAGCGAAAACGATCAAGACTATACAAAATCCGGAAAACTTTACTAAAATGAAAACTCAAACCAGGAGCAACCCAACACAAAAAACCGTCGTGCTATCACTTATTATTTTTATAGTGTTTTTTGGTAGTATTTTATTTCAAATTTAAACTTTTACTCACTTTTAAAAATTATAATTATGGAATTTTCAAAAACATTATTTGGCGGATTAAAAATTACGAAAAACGGTTTTTCAATGCAATATTTTGGCTACACAAAAAAAGAAGCCATAATAAAATTTAGAATTGATTATAAAAAATCTAAAACAGTAACCCAATGAAAGCAAAAACACAAATAATATTTATAGCTGCAATAGGAATCTATTTTATTTTGCAGGTTATTTTTAGAAGCTAAAAAATCAAATTTATCAATAATTAAAAATCAACAAAATGAAAACTTACAAAATAGTATTATTCACTCAATCAGGATCAAAAACAGAAATTTACATCGATAAAGAAAGTTTAGAATCTTTTGAAAATCGAATGAAAGAAAAACACGGAACTTTTATAATGCAATCAAGCGAAGAATTAAAAAACTTTTAAAACTCACAAAATGAAAACTAAAAAATATTTTCTATCAGAAATTAATCACGACGTAACAAATAATTTTATTCTTTGCTCAATAGTTTTAAACGACGGCAGCGTATTAAAAGAAAAGTTTATCGGGTACAGATTAAGCGAAGCCAAAAAAAGATTTTTAATAACTATTAATTCCTTGTAAAATGAAACATTATATAATTGCACCAAAACAATATATTTCTGAAAGGTTTATAATGGATTATTACGGATATTCAAAAAAAGAAGCATTAAAAAGATACAAAGCAAAGTTTGTTTCTTTCACTACAAAAGAACTAGAAATATACTAATCACTAAAAAAATGGAAATTGTAACAAAACAAGGTTTTAAAATCATTGGAATTTTACCTTACGAACTTAACAACGACAAAAAAACTAAATTTCAAATTCAGGTTGAAGCATTGGAATTTAACAATATGTTTTCCGGACTTAAAAAAGCATATAGCAAAAGTAAAGTTTTATTTGATCGTGACTTTGAAAATAATAGAATAGTCTTTTTTGAATGCTAAATAAACTCAAATAAAATGAAAAATTCAGATATTAAAAAATACTTCGATGTTTACGGTTATGAAATAATTTTAACCGATATAAAAAACAGATACTTTTTTGTTTCATTTTCAAAAAATTCAATTCCTTCTCCTGGAAGTATGACTTTAAAAACCGACAAAATCAACGTTTTAAGCGATGCAAAAATCGAAAACGTAATCTTACATAGAAATAATAAAATAACCCTTAAAACTAATTACGGTTTTATGCAATTCTTTAATTAAAATGAAAATAGAAATAAATAATAATGGATTGTCTTTAGAATGTGGATTGGAAATAATTGCCAATGGAAAGAAATTAATAAATATAAATGGACTTGGTTTTAGACAATATGAATTTTCAGAAGATGAAATTTATTATATAATTGGAGAAAAAGAATTTGAAAAATTTAAAAAAATTGAAAAATTTATATTTGAAGTTCCTTTGTGGAAATTAGATGTTATATCCGGCAAAGGTTTAAAAAATGCTGATAGCTTTAAAAATAAATGGTCGTATAATTACGGAGAAATAAAATCTTAAAAAAATGAAAAATCTAAATGTTACTCAACTTAAAGAGCAAATAAAAAACTCTAAAAAATTAAAAATTGGACTACTTGGAAGTTACAGAACTACTAATAAAAAACGTGATTATAAAATTGATATTAATTATTATCAATTTCCAAACGAAGATCCGTTTATCTGTCTAACTTTAATTACGGAGGATTATACAACTACAAAACAATATCCTTTGCATTGTTTAAAGGAATGTGTTGAAGAAGTAAACCGATTTAATCTAACTGGTAAAATTTATTAATTATGTTTTTTGAAAAATTTGAACAAATAGTAACGTACAATTTTGCAGGAGTAAAAGACGTACAGCCGATTTTATTAGATATTGAAAGTGTTTCTTACTTCTCCCCGATGGTTATCGTTAATGAAGAAGGAAATATTGTGAAAAAATACACAAAATTTCATTTTAAAAATGGTGATAGTGTTAATATAAATATTGAATTTGAGTATATTTTAAAAAAATTAAGTTTTTAAAAATGAGAAATATAATTTTAAATAAAATCTATATTACTACTCACGGTAAAGAAGTTACGCCTATTGAAAAAATAGTTGTAAAAAACGAGGAAACAAAATTCCTTTGTACTAATGGAAATATTATAAAAAAATCTAAACTTTGGTTTATTAAAGGTGAAAACCCTCCTAAACGACCAACATCAACAATTTAAATAAATAGAAAAAATGGAAAATTACTATTGGAAAATTATCAGTTTGAGTGAAGCTAAAAAGCTATTCAAGAAAAAATCTAAAGTCTATCAACTTTACGAAGATGAAAGTTACACAGAAATAGAAAACGAGAACGATTTTAACGATTGTAAAGAATCTAAATCAGATATTGGTATAAAGTGTTATCTTTGACATAAAAACGTCTTAAAATGGATTTAATAACTAACGAGGAAATTAAGGAAACAGAAATTTTTAAAAATTCTGAAAAAATGTATCAAAATCTATTGTTGCAATATGCAAACAAAAAGAAAATCAGTGAAGGGATTGTAATTTTTAAAAACTGTGGTGTATATCCTGGTTTTCTAGGAGGAAAAAATCTAAAAATCGTAAAAGAATTAACCCAACCCCGATAAAACGGGGTTTTTTTATGTCTATTTTTTAGCAATTATATTCCCGTTTTTTATAAAATCTAAACGGCTATAAATTGGAGGAATATCAAAATCTGGATTATTCATTTTAGAGGGTAAAGTAATAAATTCGCATCTACTTTCGTAATGCAATACCATAAAAATAATAGTTTGTTGATCATCGTTCAATCGATGTGGTTTTGATGTGATAGGAACTATATTTTCTTTTGCTATAATATTAAGAATTGTTTGTTTATTTGTTCCTGTTATTGCTGCGATTTCATTAATAGTTCGTAACCCTTCGTATTGGTTTATGTTTTTATTATTTAATAATTTCTCAGCTATTAAGTTTTGTTGGAACTTATTATAATATCCTATTTTATTTTTTTTATCAATAGGAATTAAATTTAAACTTTGTTTTATTTTTAGTATAGTATCGTAATGCACTTTGTGTATTTTCGATATTTCGTTTATTGATTTTAGCATTTTGTAAGTTTTAAAAAATTGTCAAAATAATCTATTTCTATTTCAAAAAATCCTCCCTTTTCGTCTAAATATTTAAAGGAATGAATCCAATGATATTTTTCTACTTTATCAATCCATTTTGGAGTAATTTGTAAATTTTTACGAGTTCCTGAAAGTCTAAATTCCCTTCCGAGTTTGGATATTTGAATTTCAAAATTTAAAAAAATGTAAGTTTCTGAATTAATTTTAATTTTGTTCATAATGAAAAGCATCTAATTTATCAAAATTTTTATTAAATTCAATCCAAATATAAACCTCAATCCCTTTAGCTCTTAATTCATTAATTCTATATCGTTGAATTTCTGAAAGTTTGCCGTGTTCTTGTTTGACTTCAACGAATATTGTCCTGTTTTCTTTGACAGCTAACAAGTCTGGAATACCATTTCGATTTGTTTTTATAAGTTTAACCACGAAGAAACCGTTGGCTTCTAGTTGTGTTATAATCTTCTTTTGCAATTTCTGTTCCATAAATCTTTTTAAATACGTTTAAAGTAAAATCTTTCTTATTTAGAACGGTTCTATATATCTTTTCCTCAATACCTCCTTTTGAAAATAGCCAATAAATTTGGTTTTCTTTTCGTTCCATTGTAGTCATACGGTCTTTAAATTGAAAGTAAGTAGTAGCTGAAAAATCTATATTTAAAGCTACAATATAATCGGCTTGTTTTAAAGAAAGTCCTTCTCTGCCACTCAAAAACTGTAAAGCAATCCATTTATCTGAATTATTAAATTCATCTAAATCGGTTGTAATTTTATCTTTCAAAACTTCTTTTAGCATATTTAATTCCTCTTTAAATTTATAAAATATTCCTATTTTATATTCTTTAAAATTTTCAAGGATATAATTAGCTTTGGAATAATCTATAATCTTACTTGTGCCATCTTCAAATTTACAAGTTCCTGAGCTTAACTGGTGTATTTTCTGCATCAATTTAACTCCTGTATCTGCTAAAATAATTTGTCCTGTTGAATTTTTTACAACTAAATCACGTTTCAATCTTTCTATAATTGTATTAGTTATTGGTTTCATATCAACAAATAAAACCAGTTCGTTAACAGTAGAGGTAAATCCAGCTTCGGCTTGTGTGAAAGTCAAAACATAATATTTGATACGTCTATTGATATGTTTAATGTCCGCATCTGAATAGTCATTAACTTGGCTGTAACCCAGATGTTTAATCTTTACATTTACAAAATCCTTTGCCCATTTATAAAAGTTTGAATATTCTTTAAATGGACTGTTATCGGATAATTGAAACGAATGATACCATTGTGAGTGACTCTCTGGTGTTGGTGTTCCTGATAACAAAATCATTGGTAAATGACTGTACTTTTCACGTGCTAACTTTTGATAGACAGAGGCTTTTGGATAGGCTGCAAAACCGTGAAATTCATCATAAATAACCAAATCAAAAGTATCATCTACTTTGTGTAAAGATTCTTTGTTGATTATAGTTAATTTAAAATCAAAGTTCATTTGGTCATAATCCCATTGAATCGAAGAAAACGCTTTTATTTTAGTCACGAACAAAACATTTTTAGCACCGAAGTTTTGAGCAGTTTGAAGTGCTGTTAATGTTTTTCCGGTTCTCACTTCCATACATAGACAAACTATTAACTTTTGTTTTAAGATAATAGTTGCCTCATCTGATAACTTTATTTGATAATCTCTAAGTTTTATCATAATCAAAATTCTACATCATCATCAATAATATCTCCCTTGCTTTCAAATCCTGATACTGAAAATTTACGAATACCTCCGTTTGTTGTATCTTCACGATCCCATTTCTTTAAATCGAAATACATTCCTAACCATCGACCAAACCAGCTTACATTCATATTTCTAGGAACTTCTCTATGTCCATCGCAATAAGTTTCTTTTATTTCTTTGGTTGTATAGAAATTATGCTCTTTCCATAAAAATTCATTTTCGCAAAAATCATAAAAATCCTCACAAGTATTAGCAATAAATTTCTTTGTTTTACCTGTTTTTAATTCTGATTTCTGCAATCCATTTTTAAAGTATAGCTGTAAATTACGAATCATATAATTAAAAAATCCGTTCCAATCATCTTTATTCCAATCATCAAAAAACATTTTTCCAAACTCTGTAAATGGTTTATATGATTTTGAATAATGTCTAAACAATTCTATTTCTATTTTCCTGTCATCGTGAGAA